TGGCGTTCCAGCAGTTGGTGCGCCCGTGGTATCCATTTCATGCGACAATAGCCCCCCAATCCTGCGGGACTGCGCATTCGCCATGCCGGCGAGATTGTATTGTGAGGCGAGTGTCTGGTCTTGGATTGCCTGACCTTGCGGTGTCAGCGTTTGCGTTGCCGTGAATGAAGGGACATTATAGGTCTGCCCAGTACTCGGATCAGTCCAGGCATGGTTGCCGGTTGGCGAGTAGCTCAGATTGCCAGTCGGCGTGACCTGGTTGGTGTTGTTCAAATACGCATTGGCAACCGCCGTTGAAACGTTCGTTCCGGTTTGTGCTGCCGCCGTCTGGAACGGATTAGGCGGGGTCGGTGCTGATGGTTTGCCCATGGGCGTCCTCTAAAAGACTGGCGGCTTGGCGAACATCGGTGGTGGCTGCCCCGGCACAGCCGGCGGGGCGGCGAATAGGGATGACGGGTCAACTGGCTGTGGCGGCGGCGGTGGAGGCGGCATGACGGGGTTAGTATCTGGCGGCGGCGGCATTGGCTGCTGCTGCGGTTGCTGCATTTGTTGCGGCAGCAATTGCGGCTGTGGCGATGACTGCCCTCCCATGAAGCTGCTTGGTCCTTGCTGATCCATGCCCATCAGACCTTTGAGCGGACTAGGCGCCATCATCATGCCGGGCGGTAGACCGCCTTGCTGCTGTACCTGCGGCGGCGGACTACCAATGTTCATCATGGTTTGCGCAATCTGGTTGCGCATGTCACCGCCGACGCGGGACCGTAATGGGCTATACATTAGGCGGCCTCCTCCTGTGAGGGTGGCTCTAGTGCAGAGACGGCAATGTAGTACATCGTTTCCTCGGCATGTCGGTTTGTCTCATAGGTATGGACAATTTTCCACAAAGCCTTTCGCAGTAACTCAATCTCGGCAAGAAGTTCTTGCTCAATCTTGGCGTCATTCATCAGGCAGCCTCCTGAATAAGCGGTGGGGCAAGGTGGTGCTGTAGCCGCTGGTTATAGCGATTGCCTTCCCAAGCTTCCTTGGTCAGCGTGCAGATCGTACAGTCGCGGTCTCGGCCAAATAGCCGCTCGACCATGACAAACTTATACCCGTATCGAGCCAGCATGTAGAGCAAACGTTCATTGTCGGATGGCGTCCGCTGCACCACCATCTGACAACCGCACTGATGGAATGGATAGGTGTACATTCGCTTGAGCGTTTCGCGGGTCAGCCAGTGTGCGCCAGGCAAGGCCGCACCGGATATTTCGATAACGCCCGCCTCCGGATCGTAATTGTGGTAGACCAGACCGGCGATCAGACTGCCTCCGTCGTTGATGACACCGATGGTCTTGATATTTTCCCCAAAACCACGCGCGCAATGCGGGATCAGGCCGGCAACGAAATAGCCAACTACCTGATCGTGGCCGTAGACGTAATCACACATTGGACTTCTCTTCGTCTCGGAACGCGGCCATGTCGCGCGGATCAGTCGGGTCGACATCACACATACAATCAATGTATCCACAATGTCCCAATCTTCGACATTTACCGAGAAGTACACGGGACCTGTCATCCGGCTCTGGGAAGTGAATCCAATTCCAATATTCGGCGTCACACATTGGATCCAGCCCGTTCATAAGTAACGCCAATCGAGATCAACTCGACCTGTGGCTTGGCCGTTTGTGCCATCGTGATTTGCACAATTGGCGCGTGCGAGAAGCCGGTCTGCCCCACTGACACCCAGCCGGTATTACGTATAGTCGGCTTTGGCGGCACCGCCCCATCCCATAGCGCTTGGTCCCATAGCCCTTGGTCCCAGAGATCCAGTACACCAGGATCAAGACCGGCTGGCGGTGGGTACGGGATTGTAACGATATAGTCGGTGGTTGCCGCCAATTGCGGCTGGAAAGTCTCGCCCGGCCGTGCCGAGAAGGCCGCCCTTGCCTGGTGCCAAATCACGGTTGCCGGCGGGGTCTGGAATATTTCCCAGCCACCGACGATGGTACAGACATAGGGGACACCATCATCATAACCGGTACGATCAACCTGCATGATGGTTCCGCTCTGCGTGCCGAAAAACAGATTTGGCCCCTGCTTGATGAAACAGGTCGCATCATAGCCAGGAAGCCGCGCCCACGCGCTTGTGGCGGTATTGACCACGGCGCAATAGCGCGCCCCCGGACTGCCGCCAGGCCATGTCACGTACATCAGGCCAGCTTCATCCCAACGTGCCATTGTCCATGGCAAAGTATTTTTAGCGACCGCCTCCGCGCGCCATGTCTTTCTAATGTTCTTGGTGATCATCGCCAACTCAAGTTGTTCGGCGTCTTTCGTAATAGCGGCGGAAAGTGGCACGATACCCTCAATGGTGGCAATCAGGAGGTCGCCGCCAAGTGAGACGTGAGCATTCATTCCCATCGGCTTCGGGATCTGGTAGCGGCCTTCCTGTCGCCAGTTATTGGCGTCAGATGGATTGGACCCACTAAAGATAAGAGCCTCACCCTCGGTTGTCACAAATACTAGCTTATCATCCAATCCGTCGCCGGCATCCACCGACCATGATGCGCAGAACAATAGCTTGCCGCCCTTGGTCGCCGCGCCCGACAAGGGGATCAACGCCAGAGTACCGGCAATCGAATCAATGCCGAGATACCAGGCGTTCATCGAATCCTGCTGGATGAAGAACAAACGGTTTCGATATTTGCAAACGTTGACCAAGTTTCTACCATGCTCGACCGCCGACCCACCAGGTCCGTTGATTTGGTCTGTTGTCAATGACAGCCATGTTGTACCGTCATAACGTAATGGAAAGTCACCGGCATCGTTGACCGCAATCAACCAGTCACCACCGGCATTGGCCATTTGGACGGCAGAATAATTGCCAGAAAGCCGTCCGGTGACAACTGCCGTGGGAACGGCGGAAGATGAAACATCATAGACCTTGGTGGCGTTGGCCGCGAACATCCTGCGGATATTGCCGCTAGCATATTCAAAAGCGGAAATAACTGGCGTGGTTTCCTGCAGAGAACACCAGTGAATAGAACCTCCGCGTATCCGGGCGCCTTGCATCGTCGGCAGCCAATTATCCATCACAATCGCGCCGCCCGGCTGCATGTAGGTCAGGTTTTCGCTATCGATCAGGCCACGGGTTGGGGCTGGTAGAATTGTGGTTTGATAGTGCTGCGCCGCCTGCGGTGGGACCGGGACACGGCGGAAGGCGGCATATTGGGTCATCTAGGCGAACCGATCGAAATTGTCTTGCAGCGTGCGCATTGATAAATTCCTGTCGAACCCTCTACATTGAAATGCCAAATCCAGCGGCATTGCATGAAGGTACAAAGCCAACTCATGGCACCACCCACGGATAGGCCATGTTACCGGACATCGGCAACCGACCAACGATGATCGGTGCCGGCTTCTCCGACCCCATAGCCACATTCAGCGCGTCATTATAGGTCGCCAGATCCTCGGCGTAAGGCGAACCCTTGTTGGACTTCCATTGCCAAATCATGGCCAGCTTGAGCAGCCGGTCGCCCAATATGAAACTGTCATTGTCAGCCATAAAAGTATCGCCGTAACCGCTGGACGCCAGCGTAATGCAGTTTTTGTTAAGGTAGCCGAACGTGGCGTTAACGCCGACATCCATGATTGGCTGTATCACAATCTGGCCGCCAAGCATTGTCCACTCGCCCCAGGCGCTAGTCCACGGCTGATTACGACGCTGCACCCATTCGTTGGTGTCGACGATATATTGCATTGGAGTCTGCGTCGAAGTCGAGCGCCATAGTTCTGTCGTCAGCAGCATGCGCTTATAATCTGCCGGCAAGTTGAAAGCGTCCGCTACACCATCCCCGATCAACGTTGCCACCTTCTTTAGAATTGTCCAATCCTTGCCGCTATCATAAGCAATACGCTGCGCCATCTCGGTCGCCAGCGCCGACATTTCTTGCATGGTACGGTTGGCGTTGATGTTGGTGAATACCGAAGTTGGTTGCTGCACACCGACCACTTGGCAGACATCCTTGACGACAGAGATTAGTGTCATAACGGCCCCGTGTAAGAATAAAGAGCTTCACAGCAAATACAAAATCTTGAATCCTTCATTGGTGAACGGAGGCAACATCGCTCGCATTTCGGTTTAAGATTACCCGCTATGTAGGTCATGCCACCTGATCCGCTGATGTCTGGTTAGGCCGGGCCTCGATCGCCATCCGTATTAGCGTCTTACGATTAGGATTGCCTAGTGGTGTGTGGCCGGTGTGTGAGGCAATGAATTCCTTCAACTGCGTGTCGCTCATTTCGGCAAATTCAGCCTCCGCCTTTGCCTTCAGCGAACGCAACGTAGCAACATCTTCCTCAAGAATGACATTGCGAGCGCGCAGTGCCTCAAGCTCGACCTCCATCTGCTTATTGACGGCGCCCTTCTTGGTTTCCTCAATCAAAGCGATAGCTTGATTCTTCATATCTCTGCCGCCCATGCCGATGTTCTTCAATTCGGCGCCTTCGATCGCAGCCAGTGCTTCGATGGTGTAGACATTCATGGCGCGAAGTTCGGCTCGGCGGGCATCGGTCAGGAATTTGGCATAATCCAGTGGAGTCCCGACCTTGGTCTGTGCGGCGTTTTCCGTGAATTGCCGGTACTGGTGCTTGAAGCGTTCGGCATAGGTGATCTGGCGCTGACCGCCTGTAAATGGATCGGTGATCCATTTTGAGAAAAAATGCGCCGGAAAGACCTTCACGTCCCTCATACCCGGCGCCCGAATTTCGCAAATCTCAACGTCTTCAAATTGCGCCCGGCCCTCTACCAGACTTTTCGCAGCATTTTCCATTGCCGCATATTTAAACGTCACTACCAGATTATCGTCAGGGTCGCGTGGCATGGGTTGTCCTCACTGTGTTTTATAAAAGGTACCAGAGCCGCTACAATAGGGGGAACCCGTCGATTCCGGGCTATCGTAACGACTCTGGGTAGAGCCATCCACTAAAGGACCCTTTGCCGCTCTACGGGCAACGGTAAAAAGGTCGCCAGGGTCACTGGCTCGGGGGCTTGGGTGGGTTACAGTGACCCTGGTTTACTCGGCGGCTAACCTGACTAAGGTCATTAAGCAGCCGGGTTAGAATCGTACATCCTCCAGCAAAATAGAGGGTTCGTCATCGTAAGTTCACCCATCCAACCGATAAATTGCGCAATCGCGTCCTTATCGACTGGCATCATCCCGTCACCTTCGAACAACTTGTCGAAGTTACGGCTAGGATGGTAGCGAAGTCTAAGAGAATCCGTATCAATTCCAAAGGTAGTATTGGCCGGCATGTTGGAACCGATACCGCCATCAAGAACGATCTCGGCACGCTTGCCGCCACCGATATATTCCAATGCCGAGAAGCCCAGCGAACCAAGTGCCGTGCTGCCGGATTGCTGCCTCTGGATTGGGAGTGTGGCCGCGTCATAAGCGGCATAATGTTCCGGCGACATCAGCAGAAGGTCGGCATAATCCCGGCCCCGTGAGTTCCTGGTCATCGCAAAATTGAGCATTGGCCGGATAGTTGTCGAAGTCATCTGCGTACCGAACGCTGCCAGCGAGACGGTACCGGCGGTAGCGTGCGGGTCGAAAGTCGTGGTACGCCAGATCGTTGCGCTGGCACGATCGATACCACCGTACACACCTGACGTGGTAGTAACCGGAATGGCAGTAGCAAGCCCGGTAATCTGCTTGTTGCCGTTGGCGGTGCCGTCGCTGTAGACGCCGGCATCCATGGCATCCTCCAGCGCTTTTTCTGCACACTTGATGTAGGTCTCATAGACATCGATCAGTTGGCTCTGACCCTCATTGTTAAGGATCTCCTGCATCGACAAGATCACCGGCACAACCACCATCTTGGGGTCATAAACGGCGTCATTAAATAAATCGATCGCTGGATTTAACAATTGATCATAACCGGAATACCACTGCGCATTATTCTTGCCGACTTGCAGGGTTTGCCGGATTTTCGGCCCACTGTAGGTTTGCCAGAGGCCCTTCCTTCTCAGGACGGCCAAAAGCGCGTTGTTATTGCTGACGAGATCCTCGTAACCTGACGAGCGATCTTCCAGCGACATACTGAGTATCTGCTGATACGCAGCGACGGTATTAATGTTAGGCATAGCACTGTCTCCAAAGGATCAGACGTTAAAAACCGTTACTGACGCGCCGAGTGTTATGCTCGATCGTGTCGCGAAGTGACCGGGGCTCTCCGCGCCTTGCGGGCTGTGCGGTGCCATTGGCACCGCCTCCGGGCGCACCGGAGATTGATCGGTCGGGGGTTCGGGTCTGAGCCGATGTGGTGCGGGTCTGAGCCGCCTGTGTGGTCGGGTTGAGTAACTCAGCCCTCCGGTATGCTGTCTCGAGATCGTAACCAGATTTAAGTTCCTGGTCGATAGTCGTCGCCAATTCATCGAATCGGGGATGGTCATTCTCAGCGAAAGCATCAATCGCCGCGTGGGTATAAGAGTACTGCTGATTATACTGCATTTGTTGCAGTGCATTCGTCAAATTGGCCACCTGTTGATGCAATTCACTAATTTGATGCTGCGCAGCACTGACAGTATTACCCTGTTGCAATGTGCGAAGCTGGTCCGGTGTTTGTGACATGACGTGATAGGCAACATCGCGAAGGCCGATCGGCTCGCCGTCCGGTGTCTTGAGCCCAAGATTGTGAACGATCAAGTCTAGACCGCCGACCAGATCGGCGCGCAACTTCTGTTCCATACCGGTGTAATTGTCGAGCGCTTTCGCTAGCGTCGTACCGTGCTGTTGCGCCATCTGGTGAAAATGCGCAATCGGCGCAAAAGCCTCCGCCGCTCCCCTATATTGCTCATAGGCTTGGGAAAATTCCTTGTGCATTCGGTGCATGTCACCGCGAACACTTTCTGGCGTGGTATGCCATTCGGCCTTGGCGCTGTCACTCATCCGTGGCGGCGGTTCCCTAAATGGTGCGTTGTGCGGTAATTGGTTAGGGGCAGGCGACGGTGTTGGCTGGGAGGCTAGCGCACCGTCGCCCTCCGCTGCCGGCACGGATGAACTACTGTCGGCAGTGGTTTCCTGTCGGGGAGCGAAATGGCCATGATCACCGCGAGGTGGCGGGGTCGGCTGGTCGGCAACTGGCGGTTTCTTCAAATTGAAGGGTTTAGTTGCCTCTGTTTTTTCCGGTGGTTTGTTGTGTCCAGGCTTGGCATCAGCAGCCTTGGGTGCTTCTTTGGCCTCCTTTGCTGGCTGACGCTGCGGCTTCGGCGGATTAAGCGCCCGATTATAGGCGTCCTCGATCGTTGTCCGCATGTCTCTTGGCGCCTGCGGTGCCTGCGATCCGATCGGCGCCGGCGGCGATGTCGGGTTAGGA